GGTCGTGTCGCTCTTGGAGATGACCGTCGAGGTGCTCGCGCCAGTCCAGATGAGCGTGGCGGACGAGAACGGGGTCGAGGCGGTATATTCCCAGAGCTGGTAGACGGCCCCGGTCGGCACCACGCTGGGGGCGGTCCACGAGAACTGGATGAATCCAGTGAGACCGACCGCCGTGAGGTTTGACGGAGCCTCGGGAGTGTAGGTGCCGGGGGTCGGTGCGGTGATGGTTCCTGGCGCAGTGTAATCGCCGGTCGCCGGATCGCTCCAGTCGCTAGACGCCTCCTCACGGAGAACCAGCTCGACGAAGCCTTGCGGGTCGAAGCGCCAGGACTCGCAGCGAACGGTCTTGGAGGACCACCCGAGTTCCGAAATGCTCACGGTTCCCGTCTCATACGGGCGAATCTTCCACGCCGACATCCCACAGCGAACTGTGATTGCCTGTCCGTTTCGGCTGCGTCGAGCGATAAGAATGGCGGTGCGCTGCGCCTCGTATTGGTTAGTGCAGGTCGGAATGGTGATGTCTTTCCAGACCGTCCCGCCATCAGCCGTAACGTAACTTGAGATGGAAACCGGCTCAAACTCGACTAATTGATAGTTGCGGCTGGCATCCATGAATGAACCGCGCACAGAGTTCCACCGTTCTTTGTACGGGTAGGCCGTAACCACATCAATTCCGGAATTGACCAGATCGGCCTCGGAAAGGGAGAACTGCGATGCTGACCATGCACCAGCGAAAATACGCCACTTGCCGCCCGAGTAGTAGCAAACGCCGTTCATGGCCCCGACCAGCAGTTCGATGTTTGACTCGAATGTGTCGGACGTTTCGAGGACACAATTGACGGTATATCGTTTTTGGGTGGTTCCGCCAGGGATGCTGACGTTCTCATCGCAGATATCGGCGGCATCGGCCACCAAGTCCCAGTCAATGCGTCCCGTTTCTTCTTCCATCCCATAACGACCGGAAATCATGAAATTGGCAAGACAAAGCGCCGGGTTCGTCGAATACGTCCAAGTGGTCGAATCGTTGACTCGTTGCGTGCCTGCGCCAGGAATGGTGGTCTGCGTGGAATCAAGACGCGGATCATAGACCTTCGCGCCCTGCACGAGGCAAGTAACCTCCGGCTTGCCGTTCTTGTAGACGTTGGGGTCGAACTGGTATTGCAGTGCAATGTACGCCACGCCACGGCCGCGATGATTCGATGTCCACTGAAACGGATTTGCCGTCGTCATAATGTAGTCGACGGTCTGCGAATCGGTTCCAGTGTACCGCCGAATCCACGCCTTATTAGCGTAGGTTCCAGTGGTGACTTTTCCGTCATCCGCTGTTCCAGTCACGCTCGAAATAGTTCCGACCGCTGTCTCGTTGAAATAAACCGTACCGAGGCTGTTGCATTCGTGGCCAGCGATGGCCAGCACCTGATGGAGCATTTCTCCGTTCAAGCCTGTGGTGATCGGCGGAATGACGTTCATTCCGGAGACTTTCATCTGCCCGTAGATGATGCGACGCGGCTCGATTGTTCCGGAATACTCGACATCCTGAACCGGACGGGGGATTTTCGGCTTTTTGGTGAGCTGATTGGCGATGCCACCGAGGACAGCACCGAGAGCCAGCATATTCGTCGTGCTGACGATAAAAGCGGTCGCACTGGCCGGAGCAAGCAACAAAGCACCGAATCCGGTGGCAATAATTGCGGCTGCAAGCAAAACACCTTTAACAACCTTGCTCATTCGATGGCCCAGCGGGTGATGATTGCTGAACGAGGCATGAAAAGCGGTCCTTTGTCCGTCAGTGCCGCGACGGTTCCGCCGACGCAGATACCGAGGGCGTGGCCGTTTCCGCCATCAACCATGACCACATCCCCGCGAAGAGCGCGTCCGGGCGATGGGTCTCCCAAATGTGAGGTGACAGCGGCCTCCAATGAACCATGCGAGGCGATGTAAGCCAGCGCAGTTTCCTCGTCAGAATACTGGCTCGACAGTTCCAGCTCGAAGTCGCTGTCAGTCATGGCGTCGACCACTCGAGCGGCAAACAGACAGCAGTCATTTAATCCCCAAACGAATGGAGCATCAGTGTGATCCTCGATAGCGGACCACATCTGGCCAACCCAATCATCTCTCCGGCTCAATTCCGATACTCCCGAGCTGGGCCGGTGTACCACGGGTCAAGCGTCGGCATCCGATTGCCAATTCCGCCCGATCCGCCGACAGACAATTCGCCCCACTTCGAAACAAATCCCTTGATAGAAGTGATAAGGTCAAAGAAACGATCTCCGGAGAACAGCAATTGCTGGTCCTCGTTCGTGTATCTGGCGATTCTCGGTTCGCGCCGGAGTCTGTGCTCACAGCTCAGTTTGATAACGGCAGAGCCTTCTGCCGAGGAAATGCTCATTTGATTCATTCGACCTTCCCAAGCGACCTCGGGGGTGTCGATGACGGCATTTGTGGATTCGTTCAGGAATCCGAGGTAAATCGTCACGGTTCGATTCTGATAGGTCTCGGTCATAGCCGTGGACACCAGCGAGGAATCCACGCCTGAAAGCGTCAGGCTCAGTGGCCGAGCAATCACCTCGACAGATTCATCGACCTGCTCGATGCCGCCGAAATTACCGATGCCATCATAGGTATTTCCGCCCCAAGTGACCGCGCCGATGCCATCGTGGACGCGGACCATTCCCGAGGAGAAATCCAGCGCCACCGCCACGAACATCCGGACGGCTTGTTTCGCTGCCTCGGTCGAGTTAGTGGCCGAAGCGAACCGGGTCACGCGATATCCTCGACAAAGGAAATGGAGAAGTCTGAGATAACGCCAGGACGGCTGGACCAGCCGACCTCCTCGTCAGCCAGCAGGAAGCGACCCATCGGGCGATTGATGATGACCGGAGCATTGTCGGACGGTGCCGTGGTGAATGGTCGCTGGAGCTGGAGGTAGCCGAGGCCGGCGGCATCGGAGTTCAGCGGAGCCGTGACCATGTTCAACTGGCCGGAGCATTCCACCCAGTCTCCGGGCAATAGGAGGCTGTTGGTGGACGCCGGCAATGCCTTGAGGTGCAGAGCCGTTCCAGTCTGGGAAGTGCCTGTAGCGGCCGCCGTAGTGGTCTGAACGAGGCGGACGGGGTACTGCGAGGCGGCAGCGCCCAGACGCCAAACGCCGATGTTGCCTGCGCCGTTGCCGGTATAGAGGACGCTGGTCGAACTGACAAGGAATGCTTGACAGTTGACGTTGGTTGTCGCGGCAGGCAGCAGTGTCAGCACAGCGCAGTAGTACCAACCGCCGCCGAGCGACTGAATGTATGCCTTGCCGCTGGACGCGCTGCCGGAATTGCTGACCGTGCCGGCGGTGCCAGAGGTCAGGTTAAAAATGCATTCGCTGGCGTTGGAGACATCGCCCAGCTTCAGATTGACGCGATCGCGGACGGTTGCGCCATCGCCAGCTCGGAACGCTCCGTAAACCACCCACCACTGCGCCGAGGCCGGCTTAGTCGCCGTCTGGGTGATGTAGTGGTACTCATTGCCGGCGTCGTTCGACTCGACCAGGCGGTCGCCGGTCAGCGTTCCGTCCGGTGCCGTGAATGCGTTGGCGTCCGCGCCGGCGCAGGTGCATTTCGTCTTGGCCCATGCCGCGTTGTCAATCTGGTCGGAGTAGGTGAGGGCGTTTAGCCCGTTATCGACCACGGCGCAGCGAGCGAGGGAGGTGTAGAGGACATCAAAGTAGTCGCCAGCCACCGTGCCGGAGGTCTGCGAGTCTTGAAGCGTGAAAAAGAGGCTGGTGTTGGTTCCCGAGCTGCTCTGCGTGGTCTTGAGGCCGTAACCGCTGGTATCCGTTCCTGCATACGAGCCGCCGGCAGAAGTGCCGATTCGCGGTCCGGTGCTGGTGAAGGTGCCGCGACCTTCCCGCAGGAAAGCGCGGGAGGCGTATGCCGCATAGGTAACTGGGGTGTTGCCAGTGGTCTCGTGCAGAGCGCTGGCAGAAGCGCCGGTGACGGAGCGGGCCACCCGCATCACTCGGTCTTGCAGGACCAGCGAATGGGAGCCGCCAGTGGTCCAGCCGGTGGCGGAGGCGAAGGTGTTGTTCTCCACCAGCTCGGTGGACGAGAACGCGCCTCGCTGCGTGTAGGACGAGTCATAGAGCCAGATGCGATTCGACCGGCCGCGGAGGTTCGCCAGCACCGACTGCACCCGACCGCGGTCCTGCCCGGACAGGGCCTGAAAGTTCATCGTGCAGGCGAGGCGGGTGCCAGGACGCGAGACGGTGCGGGTGACGCCGGAGAGCGCAGAATTGAAGACTGCAGTCGAGTCGATGATTCGCCACTCGACGGACGAGGGGATGATGTCCGCGGGCCAAAAAAGGTCAGCCATCATGCCCTCCCGAATGCGCCGCGGCTGTAGTCATCGTAGATAGTCGCCCGCGCCAATTCGACCGCCCGCCGGGTGTTCGCTTCGAGAATCGCCGGAAGGGACTTCACGAGGTCGGCAGATGCGCCACGAGCGTCCACATTGTACACCGGGGCGACGGTGACTCCGCCGCCGAGGCGATTGTTCGGCGTGATGCT